TTTTCTCCTTTTAAATTTGTGATTTGATTTTGATACGTTTTTTGATAATTCTTGATTGTTCCTCTTGCTCTGCTAACTCCATAGCCTTTAGTTCTAACTCCATAGATTCTAAAGAACGAGCGTATATACTAGTTGCATCATATGCCGGAGTATCCACAACCGATACATCATACAAACGTTCTATCTTAGTAATAGTTCTCTTAGGAATTCTGCCTTCTCGGTTCCATACTTGTTCATCAACAGTAAAAGCAAAACTCATCTTATCCAACAAGCCACTTCTTACCATTTTATAGATGTCCTGGTTTGTATTGGTATCCAGTAATTCAGCACGTACTTTCAAACCGATACTATCTACAGTAAGTGATAAGGATTGATTTTTGGTTCTGGCAATAATTAAAAAGGAGTCCATATGATTGTACTTCATAGGAACATCCTTCATCTTCGTTTCTGATAAAGCTCTTGAATCAATTTCTTCTAAGAAACCATATTCTTCATCACCTATCAAAGTTTCGTTGTTAAAGACTAACGCATAGCCTTCTAATATCATCTTGTCATCTTCTTCATGAAGCGTGACATCAGCTAATCTAGTTTCCTTTATCATCTTTACGAGTCTCTACTTTCTTTGGTTTTGGTGCTACTTTTTTATCTAGTTTTTGATATTCATATTCAAGCTCAGAGTCTTTGTAAAACAGTGACTCGAGTTTTTCTTTTTTGCAGTAATCATCAATGATGATTGTCTTTTTCTTTTGCGTTTCTAAGATGACCTTAATTGCATCTTCTGATATCTTTCCATTAACTGTTATTTTCATCTTTAGATTCCTCCGTTCCTACTTGATATTGGTTCGCTTTATCAGCATCGACAAAGTTTAGTGATTGTAGTCGCTTATTTCCACCTTCAATAGGTTCTAAACCAAGTAATGCTCTTGATTCATTGAGTGACATAATTCCAAGACTCATAAGTTTCTCAATCGCAGCTACCTTAGTATTCCATGAAGCATATTGAAGTCTTTCGCTGTAGAAGATGATTTCTTCTCCACGTTCAAGTTGATTATCCGTTAGTAAACCTAAAGAAAAAGCCTCGCTAAGTTGAATAGCTAAAGGCTCTATCGTTGACTCATAAAATGAGTTATATTCATCTTCTGTATACTTGTTTGTAAAGATTGGCACTGATACTCCAAAGTAATCCAAAACTTTACTCTGTAAGAATTCGAGAGTGTCCTTATCGATGAGTTTTGGATCGACTTGTAGTGGTATGTATTCTGATTTTAGATCAATCGGTATAATAGAACTTCCTTTTAAACTTACTGACTCAGATAAAGCTGCATCGAATAGTTCACGTTGTTTTTTCTTATCCGTTTCTGATAACATACCATTCATCTTCAAAATACCTTTTATTTGCATCGATGATTTCACTGCGTTATCGATTCCTTGTAACAAACTATCATTGATTGATATTGTTTTTAGGATTGCCTCATGATCACCTGTAGATCCTGTACCACCAAAGATATCATTCTGTCCGAAATGACGTCTTAAATGAATAACATTATCGTATGGCAATATGTAAGATTCTCCATTATCAAATAAAAACTTAATGAAGTAAGTATCAGCACTGTCTACTATCATTTCAACTGTAATTGGTCTTAAAGGATATATGCCTTTGAGTTCACCTGTATCTTTATCGAACTTAGGATAAACAAATGCATTATCATTCAACAAGAGTAAAGTGATTGTCTTGTATATGAAATCATAGGGTGTCATTATTTCGTTTGGTTTATACTTCAAAAGAAAAGACAGCCTACCTTTTTTCTCGGTTACTGTCTTATCATTTTCGGTTTTGATAAATCTTGGTTTGAGTTTCGCAGATTGGCTAGCAACTCGATCAATACATATTTTTACTACATCACTCTTTGATATATTCGTACCAAATGGAGTGTAAAAATTATTTAAATTACTGATTAACTGGAGTGCATCAAATGATCCAGTCTTTTTTCTTCTCTTAAATATGGCCATGTGCACCTCCTATATCATATTCTCGTAATCTGTCTTGAATCTATTTAAAACAACATATGCAATGATTAATGCAACTGTTCCATCAATTCGTTTGTACTTAGAGTTTAGTTTTGATGGTTGGATGTTTCCATTTAAATCAACCTTTGCTTGTGTGTTAGCAAGACACCATTTCAAGATGGGATTGTTATTATAGTTCACAACATTGTTTTTTAGGTCAGCTTCTAGTATTTTCATTGGTTCTGATAATGAGTAGATACCTTGTCTTACCTTCTCCATATTAAAACCTAAGTCTTCCATTTCTTTGATCCAATACTGAGAATTCCAGGGATCATACCCTACCCAAAGAGGTCGGATTCCATAAGTTTGAATCATCTTCATAAACCACTGTGTAACTAAACTAAAGTCGTTTTGGTGTCCGTCAGTAAGTGTCACAAAACCTTTCTTAATCCAAATGTCATATGGAACGTTATCTTCTTTGATTCTCTTTTCCACTACTTCACTTGGCATAAAGAAATGTGGGATGACATACTTCTTATTGCTATCTCGTTTTTGAATAACTAGAACTGCAGCTGTTAAGTCTGTTGTGGAAGATAAATCCACTCCACCAACTGCGTAAGAATCTCTTAGATCATCCAAAGAATATTTATCTTCATTGTTTAAATCATCAAACGATAACCATGATCCTGAGTCAGCCTGTTTGATGTTAAAGTCTTTACAAAGCATTGTCACCCTTGTGGATAAGTCGTGCTTCGATTTGTTCATAACATCTTCTAGGTAATTATTGAGTTTTACGACTCCAATACTAGGATTCGACTTTTGCCATGTAGTTGAATCTTCATATATCTCTTTAGTGGAGTCTTGTGTGTAGAGCCAGGGAAGAACTCTGTTATCTTCAATCTCACCTTTTAACATCTTTCTAGCATAATCTAATTTGTTATCTAAAAAACCACCGATGGTCGTTCCTTCAGTGGTTATGATAAATATAAGTGGTTCTTTTTTTGTTGATTGTGATTGTTTGATTGCATCATATACTTTTGAGTCCGTCATCTCGTGCACTTCATCAATACAACCAACTTCGATATTGTATCCATCTTTGTTTCTCGATTGTGCAGATAACTTCTTGATCTTGTTTTTGGTCTTCGGAGAATAGATGTGATAGATGTTTTTCTTACTTCTTGTTTCCTTTGACAAGGCCGGAGATTGTTCTCTCATGTTGTTAATCTCTTCAAATAGTATGTTTGCTTGTTCTGTTGTATTTGAAGCACAGACAATATCTACACCACCTCTTGAAAGAAAGAACTCTGCCAGGTCTATACCCGCAACAAATGTCGTCTTACCATTCTTACGAGCAATCAATAATATTACTTCATTGAATCTACGTAGCCCTGAGTCTGCCATCTTAAATCCATATGCTGTTTGAAGGATTGCCTTCTCCCATAACTCTAAGATAAATGGCATCCCATTGAATGGAGACTTCGTATGTTTACAAAACGTTTCAATGAAATCAATTCTTAGTTGTCCTGGTTTCTCATCAAAAATGTACAGTGGATTTTCTAGATCTTCTATCAGTTGATCTATTTCAGTTTTTAGTTCCTCACCTACAATGATGTTTCCATTTTCGATTTCATTGTAATACTCGACCAAATAATTCATTCGCTTGCTCTCTTAAGAAATTCATCAAATGCATCATCTCCGTCATCCACTTGAGTTCCAAGAATACTATTTAGCGTTTTGATTACTGTTCCATATGAGTTCACCAATTTTGTGTAATACTTGGCTGCTTCAGTCTGACGCTGTGCACCTCTACTTGAAGTTTGTACAGCACCATATTTTCTAATCTGCTCTTGTAACTTATCAAGTTCCACTTTCATAAATGCAGCTTGATAAATTAAGTTATCTACTAATTCTGTCTTTGATTCATCGACCAAAGAAAAAAGCGACTTTAATCGCTCGTATTCTATATTAATCATAACTTGAAAACCTCTTTTCTGATTTTCAAAAAATCTGCCTTGTGTTTCTTAATTGCCCCCTTACGCGGTACCCTTCACTACAATAAATCACCTATTGGGGCGGGGGTTATTCTATTTTAAATCCAGATTTTACCAGGTAATCAACAAACTCTTTATTAGTATAATTGATAACATACTTTTTTTCGTTGGTCGATATATATACTTTAATGAATTCTATCCCCAGCCTTGGCTTCATAACTCTCATTTCTATTTTTCTTCTTATATTTCTAAATTCAATGACAACCTTTTTTCTAAATAATCTAGATATAATTAGTTGAGTACCATTAATTCTAACGCGGTATCTAATGACATATAAAAAAAATAAATCACATAATAGAAAAAAAACAGTTGCTATGATTGCTTCTACTGACAGATTGTTTTCCAGTATCATACCTATTATCATTAATAGAACTATTAATGTAAAGAATGTGAATGAGAAATATATTCCAATTTCAAATGCTTTCTTACTTTTTAGTGGACTATAATTATTTTTCACTTTAACACCTCATTTATAAACATTATACCAAACAACATTTATTTATTCGAGGTTTATCGTGAAATTAAATTACCATCCTCATCAAATTGCTGAGACTTCGAGAAACGTTTGTGTTGTTCGTTATGACACTTCTTACACAACAACTCCAGGTTCTCCTGATTCAAGCTGATTGCTGGATCTTTAACGTTATGTATCGTTAGTTTAATAACGTGATGTACTTCTTCTCCCAAAGCACCACACCTCTCACACTTACCATTAGCATCGCGTATTTTGATTTCTCTTGCTACTTGCCATGCTACTGATTTGTAGAATCGATGTAGTTCTTTAGGCTTTCTCATATAGGTTTCTCAATTCGGTAATCTTATCATCTACATGTTCCCAACGAACATCTAAATCTTCTCTACCAAAGTGTCCATACTTTGCTAACTCCTGGAACTTAACCTTATCAAGGTTGAGTTCTTTTCTTATGCTTTCTGGTCTAAAATCAAATACATAATTCACAAGTGCTTGTATCTCTTCATCAGATATAACACCAGTATCAAAGGTATTTAAAAGAACACTTACTGGTTTTGCTACGCCAATTGCATAGCTCAAGTGTACCTCGCAGTGTGTGGCCAAACCTGCCCCTACAACGGCCTTTGATACGTATCTGGCATAATAAGCCGCACTGCGATCAACCTTGCTTACGTCCTTGCCTGAAAAGGCTCCTCCGCCATGTTTAGCATAACCACCATATGTATCAACGATAATCTTTCTACCTGTTAATCCTGAATCTGCATAAGGACCACCAATCACAAACTCTCCAGTGGGATTGATTAATACTTCAGCCTCAACAATCGTATCGAAATCAAATACTTTCGTTAGAACTTCATTGATAATGATATCTTCATATAGTTCTCGATTTAAACCTTCTTTGGTTTGAGCTGAAACTACAATTGTCTGTACATTCGTAGGTCTACCATTTTCATACCCAACAGACACCTGACATTTCCCATCAGGACCAAATATGTGCGAGTATTTCTCTTTACGGATTTTATCCATTTCTTTTGAGATTTGGTTTGCTAGCATAATTGGTAATGGCATGAACTCTTGTGTTTCATTACAAGCATAACCAAACATAATCCCTTGATCACCAGCACCTTGTTCATGTGATTCAGTTGAATTAACACCAAGCGCAATATCAGGTGACTGTTTGGATATCTTTTCCATGACTACAAATTTATCTTCATAGCCTACCTCTTTAAGTTTTTGTTTTGCTATATTTGCATAATCTACTTTCGCAGTTGTGGTAACTTCACCAAAGACAAATACTAGATCATCCTTGATTGCTGTTTCAACTGCTACTCGTGCATTTCTATCTTGTTCTAAAATTGCATCTAGTATGGTATCACTGATTTGGTCACAGACCTTATCCGGATGTCCACTAAATACGGATTCACTTGTTATTACTTGCATTACTTCATCTCCTTTATCAACTAGTAAAAAAGGAGCTTTCGCTCCAATTGTTATTTTTTAATCTCCCAAGCTGTATAAACAGATCGATATGAACAATCCCAAGTATCAAGTATAACTCCATCTACACAAGCTGTAATGTGTCCAGCCATTTTCAAGATGTAAGTCCCCTTAGGATGTAACTCTGTAAAGTCGTTACCTTTGATTCTTGGTTCACCTTTTATCGCTTTGAAAATCAATCTAGGATAACCCTTCAAATAATCGTATAAGAACTTCGTATCTTTGTAACTTGAATATCCGAGTTCTCGTTTCTTGCGATTCAATTCTCTACGGCACTCTAGGTAATCAGTGTCGGTCGCTGTTGCAATTGCTCTTACTACACAATCTGATGTCTTGATTCCTTTGGGATGTGCGTTAAATTCCTTAAACATAAATAGCCTCCTTTGATTTGGTTACTATATATATCACTCTAAAGAGACCAAATAGCAAGTTATATTTTCACTATAGTGACTTATTTTCAAAGTAATCAAAATCACTAAGTGGAGACCTTTTTCCATCTCTGATCAAATAGCAATCCTTGTTTGAACCTTTATGTTTGATATAACGTTTCACAGTTACATCGATAAACTTCTCATCAAGTTCCATTAAGAATGACTTACGATCGAGTTGATCAGCTGCAATCATCGTTGAACCAGAACCACCAAATAAATCTAGAATTGATTCATGACGTCTTGAAGAATTGCTTATTGCTTTTCCAACAAGTTCTAGTGGCTTCATGGTTGGATGCTCTTCATTCTTTCTTGGTTTGTTATATTCCCAAATTGTATCTTGAGAACGATCATCCACAAAATAATGAGCTGCACCTTCTTTCCATCCATATAGAATTGGTTCATGTCGCCAGTGATAATCTTGTCGACCAAGTACTAAAGCATTCTTTACCCAAATCAAACATTCAGCAAGTTTAAATCCAGCGTTCTTGAATGCATTTCTAAAGCTGAGTCCTTCTGTATCTGCATGGCAACAATAGATCGCTCCACCAGGTTTTGTGTGTTCAAACATATTCTTGAAAGCATCCAATAAAAAAAGATAGAAAGTATCATCTTCCATCTTATCGTTTTTAATCTTACCTGCAGTTCCTTCATAATCTACATTGTAAGGAGGATCAGTAAAAATCATGTCTACTTCCTTGCCATCTAATAATGTTTTTACTTGTTCACTATCAGTCGAATCACCACACATTAGTCGATGAGGCCCTAGTTCATAAATGTCTCCTGGTTGTGAGAATGGTATTTCTGGGATTTCATCATCAACATCGAAATCATCGTCAGCTGCATTGTCTGGTAGTAGTTCTTCCATTTCCTCAAATCCAAACTGAAGCATATCCATATCTAGGTTAGCTAATTCATCTTCAAGCTTCGATAAATCCCAAGTTGCTAGTTCAGCAGTCTTGTTATCAGCTAAACGAAATGCTTTGATTTGTTCGTCATTTAAATCATCTGCGATAATACATGGCACTTCTTCTAAACCAAGCGACACAGAGGCTTTTAAGCGGGTATGTCCGGCTATAATGACGTTATCACTCGTAATAACAATCGGAACCTTGAATCCGAATTCCCTTATTGAATTAGCAACTGCTTTGATTGCCTCATCGTTGTTTCTTGGATTGTTTTCGTACTCTTGGAGTGTTGATACTGATTTCATCACTATATTCATTCGTCCAAACCTCCTCACCTTTTTCTAGGCGTTTCTCCATTAATTCTATTTCTACTTTCTTTTCGTTGTATTCGATACCAAACTTCGTAATCAACAGATACTTAATTGCTTGAATATCAGGTAACGATTGCTTCTTGTATTTTGTGATACGCTTTTTCGTACCTGTTTTTGTTTCCTCGATTACGGTCTGTGTTTCTTCATATTCAAAACCGATCGCTCGTTGATAGATAGCATCAACTAACTTCAGTTTTAGTTCTTCATCACCAAATTGAAATGCATCATTTAGTCGTTTATGTGCTTTACGTAACTTGATGACTGTTTTTTCTGTGATACCCAAATACTCAGCGACCTGTTTTTGAGTCGCTCTTTTGGATACCATTTCCGCTATTGCTTTTAATTTGTTCTCTAAATGTCCAGATTTCTCCCAACGCTCATACGTGTCAAGCATCTTTCCTTTCATAAAAAATCACTCCAACT